GTTCTTAAAATTCTAGCAGTAGCACCACCAGCACCTGAAATAGTAGCAGTACCAACACCTTGTGTTGCTATACAATCTGAAACATCACTTTCTGTAGAAGGACTAACAAATTGTGTTGCGTCATATTTTAACATTTGACCACGAGATATTACTGAAACAACTGATTCAGAAGCTAATGTACCCTCTGCGACAGCACCTTTTTCACCGTAAGCAGATGAACAATTTAAACCTCTAATAAAACCACCTGAATGAGCATAAAATGATTTAGCGCAATAGTAAGTAAATATAGAAACCATTTCACCACGACCACCGCCAATTGCATGAACACCCATACCATCTGAATTTATTTGTGTAAAGTCATTTGCAAGAATAGATTTATTACCTGCACTATGTAAGTTACCGTCAATAGCAATACCTGTTGCACCTGCATTTATTGATGAACAGTTTTGTACATATGGAGAAGCAGTTGTAATTGAGCCTTCAGGATCCAATGAAGTTACAGCAGCCGCATATCCACCGTTTCCAGCAGGGTCGCCTGTTAAACCTTTCATAGACATTTGTACAAGATTTGTGGTGTTGTTTAACAACCACATATTAGTAGCGTCATTATTTTCTAAAGCAGTAACAGTAAATACTATACTACCTGAACCACCTCCACCAATTGTTCCTGATGTTATAGTTACTGTTTCACTTGTAGCAAAATGATAACCGCCATGATAAACTGTAGGTGTGCCTGAAATTGCACCACTTGAAATTGTTAAATTAACAACTAAACCTTTACCAGAAGCATTACCGTTTCCGTGAACATAATTGTATGTTCCGTCTGTAACACCTGAAAGTGAAGAAGATACTGAAATTGTTTTAACTTGTGTACCTGTACTAGTATTTGGTCTTACCTCTGTACCTCTTAATGATTCACCTTGAACTGTTACACCAGCTGGAACTCTTAAAGGTAAATTTTCTCTATAAACTCCGTTTTTAACATAAACAACATCACCAACATTTACTGACACAACAACAAGTGTCATGTTAGAAGAACTACCTATACTTGAACCTGGAAAAGTAATTGTATTGCCAGCTGCGTGACCTGAACCACCATTTACTAATTTGACAGATGGTGTTGATGAACCGTCTGTAATAATTTGTGCCTGAGCACCTATACCTGAGCCGTCTGTAGCTGATTGAGTTACTATGTAAGTACCTGGAGTACCACCTGTTCCACCTGAAATGGTGCTAAAGTCAACTATATCACCACTCGTTGATTGTGCTAATGCATATTTAATTGTTTTGTAAGGTAAATATTGTGAACCAGGATTTGAATCTGAACCTGTGTTTGATACATAGATGACACTTTTTCCTTCGGGGTCTGACCATTTAGGGTCTGTACCGTCTGTTGTCAAAACTGAACCAACAACACCAATAGGTAATCTTGTAGTTGATGAAGCGTCTTGCAACATCATATCACCTCTTGTAGATAATACAGCACCGGTATCACCTTGTGCTAATACTTGCCAAACTGTACCATCTGTTCCAGGAGTAACATTTGTTTGTCTATCTTTTAACATTACATAACTTGAAGAAACATGTCTTACAACTTGTCTAATCAGATATGTAGTTGCTGAATCATAAGTACCTGAATATTGAAAACCTTGAGAATTTAATGACCAATAAGATGTGTTTATACCACCTGTGCCTTGCACTGCTGGATATTGACTTGCGTGGTTTGATTTTGATACATAAGAGTTACCACCATAATTAACAACATCTCCAGTTTTGTAAGTTGTTCCATGACTGTAAGTACCAACAACATTAAAACCTGTTGTAACTACATCCCAATAACTATTATCTGTTGGTGTTTGACCAGATGATTCTTCAGCATTAATCCATACATAAGTGTAACCACCGTAAGTTACAACATCACCTTGTTTATAAACTGTACTTGCGCTGTAAGTATCTAAAAAATCTAAACCCTCTGAATATACTGAAAAATTTGCTTGAGCAAAAGCATCCGAGTTTGCACCTGAAGTGTGAGCAGTTGTACATTTATATTGAAAAGAACCAAATTTTACAACATCATTTAATTTATAGTATGTAGTAGCAGCCCAATCACCTTTAAAATCTAAACCATCTACGAATACTGAAAAGTTTGATGTATTTAATATTGCTACACCACCAGAAGTTGAAGCTGATGTATGTTCAGTAGTACATCTATATTGTCTACCACCATATTTTACAACATCACCTAATCTATATTGTGTGTCAGCTGCATAGTCGCCTCTGATAAGAATACCGTCTATTTGTGCTTCGAATTTTGATTGGTCTAAAACTGCACTTGATGATGTGTGAGCAGTTGTACAACGATATGATTTACCACCATAAGTAACTAGGTCGTTTAGTTTGTACCAAGTTGAATTTGCATAAGCACCTTTAAAAAATAATGCTTCAGCTTGTAATGACCAGTAATTTGTATATGTTCCTGGACTTGTATAAAATAGATTTTCATTTGCTGGTGATGTGTGATTAGCAATAGCAACATATGAATTACCACCATACTTAATGACATCATCAATTAAGTAAGATGTTGAGGCTGCCCAATTACCTCTCCATTTAAATTTAATTCTACCTAGTTTAAAATCTGCCATAGTTTACCTTTTATACTTACTATTTATACGAGTTATACCGCTGATTGCCAAGTTGTTGATTGTACTGAAGATGTTGCTTCAAAGGTATCAAAGTCATCACTTGTCGCCGTTGCTCCTCTACTCCTGTTTTCTCTCTTTACAAAATAACCATTACTATCAATATAAAAAGTTGCGTCACCGTCTTCATAAACATATTGATGGTACTTGTCATTTGTATTATTTTTATATGTTTTGTTAATTATACCTACAGCAATTTGAGAACCATTGCTTGGTTTAATTTTAAATGTTATTGTTGGAGATGAATATGTAAAATGTTCACCTGACTTTTGTTCTATATTATTAACAAAAACTTTAAATCTTGTTGTATCTAATGGAGGATTAGTTAAATCAAAAGTAACATCCGTTCCGTCACCTGCGAAATATTGTACACTAGAAAACTCAATATTTACCTCTGTATAACTTTGTGTTAATTGTTCAGTACCATTTAAATCACTAGGGCTGCCACCTTGTACATCTATTGTATCTGTACTATCTTTATCAATTTTTGTATAATAAAGAAGACCCTCTGTTGTTCTACGAAGTCCATGAAATCCCTCTTTAGTTTGTGTTCCTTCAGGTACTACTTGTCCTACTACAGCCATTAACTAATCTCCAATATACTAACATATGCTTCTACATCAACAGACGAACTATCTGGATTAGGGTCAGCATATATTCTAATCTTATCGTTGTTTTCTAAATTTATTGGTTTGTCCATAATTAAAGTATTATTGGCAGACACATTTAAACTTCTACCTACATGTCTAAATGTAGAGCCGCCGTCTATTGTAACTTTAATATTTACTTTAGCTGCATTTGTAGAACTTAAATTTGAAATATAAACTGCGTGAATAACAGCAGTAACACCTGAACCTGAAGCTGTGTAAATATCTCCTGCTGAAGTGTCTAATACTCCTACATCAAGACCTGCATTTTTAAATGAACTAGCCACAATTATCCTCCAAATACAATACTAAAGGCAAGATTATCACCTTCAGTTGCTAAAACACCTGATTGATTAGGTAAAGAAATTGTATTATCGGAAGTTGGTTCAACAGCAGTAAAAAAAGTTTCATAAGCATTTTCTAAATTACCCTCAAATACTAATTGAGAACCATTTAAAACAATATTGTTTGTTGTAATATTTTTAGAACCACTTGTTATATCTTGTAAAGTAGCTGCACCTGCACCACCAACTTCTACAACACTATTATCCGATTTTTTTGTAAAAAATTTACCATCGGTAACATTCATTGCAATTTCACCAACTTGTAATGAATTAGCTGCTGGAATTGAACTTGTAGTTTCACTTCTTTTTGGTTTTATTACCGTTGGCATTATTTACAATGT